CAGGTAACCGTATAAGGCCTGCCACACTGGCAACTCCATGCCACAGGCCCGTCTGCTGGTGTCTTTGCGTTTTTGTTTTCGCTCATGCTAAGAACTCCTTGATGGCCTCGTACACATCCGTGCGTCCTCTTTCGCCATCTTGATAATGTCGTCTCTATCCACCGTTCTTCTCCTTCAGCTTAGATTCAATCTCACGAGCAAGTCCATATCGTGCAAATCGGTTTACAAGTTCGTCCATCTCCTCATCCGTCAGCCCAACCCATTTACGCGGCGCAGCGTAAAGTTTTGCGTTAACCTCAATCCCGCTTGCATCATCCCAGGCGACACAAGGTCTACCATTTGGTTCAATCCGGTAAACGTGAGCCACAGGCTTTGGTTCCCAGTTCTCACACTCACACACATACCTGTCAGCGTTGTGTGATGCGTCACGCATGAAGCCATGCGGTGCATCTGGATGTGGGTTGCATTGCAACCTGTCAGTCATCTGTCTTTTCTTCATGATGCCCTCAGATTGAAAGGGTTGTTGAAGTTGATCTCGAACACTTCCTCGACCGACCCGTTTTGCAGAATCTTCTTCTTCACCTTTGAGTCTGCTGCAAGATAAGAATAAGAGAGCCCTGCTTTCTTGGCCGGAGAAGATTGCTTCCAGACCATGCCCCTAATGACCTTGCCATCAAGAATAAGAGGCTCTAACGAGTTCTGGATAGACCGTGGGCTAACTTTTAACTTCTCTGCGAGCTCAACAGTCGTAACCGGTGTTGTTCTTGACTGTAGGTACTTTAGACAAAACTCACCCCTGCTAACCTTTTGTCTCATGCCATATCTCCTGTCATGTCGATTTCTGTTTCTTGCAAGGTCTTGGTTGCCAACTTCAAGTCTTGCAAGAGAATCCGCAACTCTCGGCTGTGGACAATCACATAATCATCTTGCTCTGCCAGCTTTTGTAGCAGTTTGTATGCTCTTTCTTTCTCGTTCATAGAACCTCCTTTTGTTGTCTTGACATCATCGCCTTAATCTTAGCGACCTGTTCTAAGCCTTTAGTCTTATCTATCGTCATTTCGAGACGCTGATAAAACGGAGGAGGAGCCTGTCTGCATAGAGCCCTGAATTGCAAAACATTGGGAGGTTTGTCACCAGGCAAGCACTCAACCGCATAAGAGATGGCATGAGGAAGGTTTGCAAAGCCAGATAACTCGTGAGCCCAGTTCTCCATAACCTCCTGCATATTCATGTCTCGATACTGGTCGAGAAAAGCCTTTCCGTAGGTCATAGAAAGTTTCTTGAAGATGGCTTCGATCACTTGCAAGTCCATGATTAGCCCTCCAACAAGTCTTGACGAGGCGTGATGTCCTTCTCTCTCCTGTTTCTGCCGAAGATGATGTCCAAAGACTGCTTGTAATGATCATCCTTCTTGAGATCGTCTGTAACCCACTCAGCCTTAAATCCCTGCCATCCTCTAGCGCAGCAAAGCTGCAAAGCCTTCTCAAGCGATATGCCTGCGTTAGAAGCCTCTTTTCTAATCCCTTTTATGGCTGTGTCAGTGATAGGCGATTTCTTAGCCTTCCTGAGAGCTTTGAAGTCAGCCCAAACAGATTCATCAACATCATCAGGACGAAGCGAGCTTGCCGAGCGTGTATTTATAGTTGGTTGTTGGTTATTGGTTATTGGTTGTTGGTTATTGGTTGGTTGCTCGGTCGTTGAACGCTCGTTGAACGGCTGTTGAACGCCCGTTGAACGCTTGTTCATCGCTCGTTTAGCGGCCGATGCTTTTCCAGCCTTAGAAGCAGACTCTAGCTGCTGATGATAGTGTCCTATCTCTCTATCGCATCGCTTGTGATGCCAGCTTCCTTCTTCAAGCGTGAAGAACATATTTAGAAGCCCTGAGATCACCTGCTCTTTATCTCGCCCATTGACTTTCATGGAAAGCTCAAACAACGAGTCTGGCAAAGGTTTTTCTGTGTCGTAGTAAAGCCAGAGCAGCTTCATGTAAATCCCAACCTCTTCGTTGGTCAGGAATGAAGTGTCTTTTATGAAGTCACCGATATGGTGTTGGTAGTAGTGCATAAAAACCCCATCAAGGTTAGTCATCACTGAAAGATGCAAAGGGCAGGTGGGTGATGAGACCACTTTTCCCCCCGTCGGGGTATCCCTTGCCGTACAACTATAGCAGCATTATAGCTCTATTATTTTGCAAACCCATCCCTCTTTTAGCTTTGCCCAGCCATGAACCTCGATCTTCCATCCTGCTCGCAAGATAGCCGGAAGATGCTCACACTCGCTTATCTTTTTCACCCTGGCGTTTATGTTGGCCCTGCTCGTTGTCTGCACCAGTAGCGTCTCTTCGTCTCTGAGACAAAGTATGTCTCCGATACTGAAAAGGTCTTGTCGAATACGAGCCCAAGGGTTCCAGTGCTCGACTATTTGGCATAAATAACCTCGCTCCCTAAGTAAGGCTAGAGACCTCTGAGTAGGACTAACCGACGAACGGCGTGTTTTCTTGGTGTCAGTGGCAGAGATTGTCATTACGGCGACAGTCTTAATGGTTTATCGAGCCTAAGATTACTCCATCGCAACAAACAAACAGGAGTAAACGAAATGGCAAACATTACTTACATCACAGAGCAGTGCGGAGCGAAATGGCAAGTAGTTTCAACAGGATTGCATGGAGACCGCGCATTTTGGGTTTTAAGAGTTGGCGGCAAATCGGCTGCAAAGCCATCTGTCGTTGGCTTTTACGTCAGTAGCATCAACGCCGCTGCTGAAGCCCTTGCTAACTAAATTGCATATCAAAACAACCAGGGGCTCCGGCCCCTACCAGGAGAGCAACATGAAGATCACACTTACAGAAACCGAAGTCGCAAAGATCGTAGAAGATTTTTTTGATCTTAAGTACAAAATGAAGATCACATCAACTGTGTTTCGCGCGAGCTACTCGTACAGCTCAGTTGATTTCTGCACACTTTCAACAGACGCAGAGGATAAAAAAGATGAACTATGACTGGTGGCTAGACAGACAACTTTGGGAATACGACAGGGAGAGAGAACGTGAGCACCAACAACAGTTGGAACAACAGGAGTTTGAACTTGGAGAAATGGAAACCGACGAGGAGTGATTGGGTCTTATGCAGCATATTGGGAATCTTTTACGGGGTACTCCTGTTCCTATTCGTAAGGTAGAAAACATGAAATTCGCTGAGTTAAACAAAATCAACGTCAACAGCAAGAAAGAAACCAAGATGGGTCTGTCGTACCTGTCTTGGGCCTGGGCTGTCGAGCAACTTCTTTTGAATGATCCTAACGCTACCTGGGAGTACAAGCCTCATCAGATGTGGAACGAGACGGTCATGGTCTTTTGTGAAGTCAAGGCCTTTGGTGTCTCAAGAATGGCTCAACTTCCTGTCATGGATAACCGAAACAAGGCGATCTCTAATCCTGATGCTTTTGCAGTCAATACGGCTATGCAAAGGTGTTTAGCAAAGGCAATCGCTTTGCACGGCATCGGTTTGTATATCTATGCTGGAGAGGATATTCCTAGCGATGAAAAAGTAGACGAACTCGAAACCTACAAAGCAAAACTTGAGGCAGCAGAGTCGTTAGACGCGCTCAAAGCAGAGTTCTCTCCGGCTTATAAAGCTATGAAGGACAAGCCAGAAATAAAAGAACTCGTCGCTGTTTACGAAGCCAAAAAGAAAGCACTTACGGAAGTCAAATGAACCTAGACCGCTTTGAAGAGGGTTTGATCGACGACATCCAGACTGACCGCTGCAAGAAACTCTTGTGGTCGGTCATAAACCTGGCAGTAGAAGATGCTTGCAGGGCTCCGTACAACAAAAAGCCAAGCACCGAGTCAATCACCGCCATGAGGTTTTTAATCGGGAACGGCAAGGAAGCTGACGTTGATTCTTGGCTGATGTGGTTAGACGTAAACGGTCCGGTGTTTAGAAGGAGACTCTTGGAAGCCATGTTCTCGGATCACCACGATAGGTTTCCAGACATGGCAAGACGAGCGTTCAGGTTCAACTACAACTGGTGGAGACAAAATGCGACTGATTTTAACGACTGAGAATGACCGCAGGAAGGCTATAGAGGCTCTACAAGACGCTGAACTAGGTTACATGGTAACTATTACCAAACCTCCTCGCACAGCGGCTCAGAATCGGTTTTATTGGGCGATCCTTACTGCGTGTTCTGAGCAGCTTATGAACCAAGAATACACACAGGACATATGGCACGAGTGGGCGAAAACTCGATTCTTGCCAACAAGGATCGTGGACCTACCTGGAGGCCAGGTGAAGGAGCTTGAGCCTTCTACCGCTTCTCTCACGGTCTCTGAGTTCTCTGATCTTGTGGAACAGCTCCTACAGTACGCATTGGAGAAAGGCTTGATTTGGACTGATGAGATGAAAGACGCTGAACTAGATTTAAGGAAGATCAATGTACATAAACAAAAAGCTGCTTGAGGCTTGCAGGCACATCCCTTGCGGATCGTGTTTTTGCGAAGATGGAACGGTTGTCGCCGCACACAGGAACCAAGGAAAAGGCATGGGCATCAAGGTATCTGATGCTTTAGTAGCATCCCTGTGCTTTCGTTGTCACACATACTTAGATCAGGGAAAGGATATGTCTCGTGAAGAACGTCGAGACTTCTGGAACCAGGCTTACATAAACACGATGCAGGCAATGATCGAACGAGGATTTCTAAAGGTGCAAAATGGAACAAAGAACTGAGGATTGGTACAAAGCAAGACTAGGCCACGTAACGGCTTCTAGGGCTTCAGACGCGATTGCAAAGCAAGGTACGGCTACGCGTAGGAACTACGCAATCCAGCTCGTCACAGAGCGTTTAACGGGCTTACAGACCGATTCTTTTACGAACGCGGCTA